CTCCTATATATCCCTCTCCCTTGATGTATCCTAATTCTTTATAGGCTGCAACAAGGCCCGGGTGTTTTATCAAAGCATAACTATATTTATGCCCTGTATTTCTACAAATATTAGTCAACGTATCGACTAATAATTTTATCGCTTGTCCTCTCTCCGGTTTTTTCCTGTACTTCCTGTTTGAGATTATCCAATCAACCCACGCAACCTTAGAGTTTGTGGTGTAGATAAACCCTGCACATACAGGTTCTTCTCCATCAAGTATCATTATACCACCCTTTCCATCATCCGGCAGAAAGTCTTTCTGCGCAGGCTCCCATCCCCAATCCTTCCACCATCCTACCAACGTAGAATCGTAGTCATTTTCGTTCAATGGTCGTACAATAAATGCCATCTATACAAAGATATTGAAAAATTAAGGATAACTTTTCATCACCTCTGACTCTACGGCAAATAGTTCAATATGAGCAGTGCTTCCATTTTCAAGGTCAAATACGCAGTAGTGCCCAAGAACCCCATGAGACTCAGCCACAGAGTTTTTAATGAACATTATGTACGGGTTCTGTATACCCGGAATGGTAGCTCCGGGGATAGTCGTGTCTACCGTAATCCTATTTAAACCACCGGGGTAGTTAACCTGTATATTGGTAACCCTTCCAAACAAAAGTGGGGTATTAAAGGAAGGTGGCAGACTGTAGTATAGTATGTCACCTATGCTTATAATACTTCCTATTGCTACAGGGTTTGCTCCAATAACAAAGTTTACCTGAACCGCAGCTCCTGTTCCTGTGATAGTTAAACTTCTTCCTATACCATTTGTGGACCTTAGGGCGTACTCAGATGGTTGTGCCGGGGTAGTTCCTGAGTTTCTGACAAATGCAAACCATGACTGCTCTTTCTTTTCAAACCAAGAGTCTTGAATAAACCCTGAAGTCTGTATGTCAGTCTCCATCAATGCAGACCACGTATCATCGCCTTCCAAGTTCAAGGTCTTGAATAGCTTATTCTCAAGAGGGAAATCGTTGAATACACTCACCAATTGAGAAGTATATTGCTGACCATAGAAATTGTTTCGTGTATTATTTACATTATGACGGTATAAATTACCGCCCTTAAAAGTATAGAAGTAGTTGTTCATCCCTATCATCCAATCAGGATAGAAAGAAAAGAATGAAGTCCAACCCTGTACGCCTTCGCTATATGATAAAGTATAATCTGCCATATTTTATTTTTAAGCACATGAACAAACTACAGATGGTCCATCATCAGTAATGTTTCCGCTAAAAGGTTTAGTAATATCAAAACATATTGCACTTCCAAGTTCAGCTCCTCCTGAGATAGAGTTACCATCACAATCATAATAGTTAAACGCATTATTATCATTTATTGTACCATCATGACAATCGCAAGGTGGAGGACAAGCTGCTTGACAAGCCGCCAATGTAGCGTAGGTTCCTGTTCCGTCACCGGGGTCTATACAGTTTCCACTAACACAATTGTATGTTACAGCAAAGCACGCTGCTTGACAAGCTGCTAAAGTTGCATAAGTTCCTGTTCCATCTCCCGGGTCAACGCAGTTACCACTAACACAGTTATATGTAACAGCAAAGCAAGCTGCTTGACATGCTGCTAATGTAGCATACGTACCCGAACCATCACCGGGGTCTACGCAGTTGCCACTCACACAATTATATGATACAGGTGGCGGTGTTCCACATGCCGCCTGACATGCTGCCAACGTTGCATAGGTACCTGAGCCATCTCCGGGGTCTATGCAGTTTCCACTGATACAGTTATAAGATACCGGGGGTGGTGGTGTGCAAACAGCCTGACATGCTGCCAACGTTGCATAGGTACCCGAACCATCGCCCGGGTCAATACAGCTTCCTCCAATACAATCATACGAAACAGGAGGTGGCGTTCCACATGCAGACTGACATGCTGCTAATGTTGCATAGGTTCCACTACCGTCTCCCGGGTCAATACAGTTACCACTGATACAGTTGTATGATACAGGCGGTGTTGGACAAACGCCAAATGATATGATAACACCATTAGAGTCTACCTGAAACCAATCATTAGCACCTGCTGCCGATGTTCTATAATATCCTGCAGGCAATTTAAACTCTCCATTTATGTCACTAAAAACCAAATCATACAATCCAAGAACGCCTCCTGCCCCATTTACATGAGCAACATAATATGTTTGGTCTATTGAATCAGAGCAAGCAGCAGCAGATGAACCACCAACGGTTGATGACGCAAAAGAAGTTAATGGTGCAGGGCAAGTCGCTCCTACATTAAATACTGTTCCGGGACATGGACCAATAAATTTTAATGTCAATACAGATGGAGATGCTGATGTTTTTGGTATAACCATCTTACAATCTCCCGGCAACCCTGCAGTTAAATCTAACTGAGCTGATAATATTGTTACATTTTCAGTACCACCTGACGGAACAAATGAACCGCCTACATAATTATAAACATTTAATACGTATGGGCTTCCTGCAACAATCCCACAATCACTTAATGAATCTCCAATATAAGTAGGCAAGCTACTTAAAGAACCTTGAAGCCATCCAAATGAAGGTGATGACAGCCCATTATAGTATGTGCTATTATATTGTGCTATAATACCATCAGGTACACCTATCGGGTCAAATGATACAACTACAGCACCGGTTGCTATTCCTAAGTCAAGGCTTAAGTTATATACACCCTGTACACCTGACGCAGATATTGTACCACCACATACAGGTATACATGAACCACAGGTGACTTGTGGCAAAAGAACACCTAATGCTTGCTCTCTAACTATTACGCCATCAGAGTAAAATCCATCAGGGGCAATTGTAGTTAAATTTATATCAGAATAAATCACAGTGGCTGAACCAAGTGAAGGAGCATCTAAATAATAAGTTCCTGATGTTGCCATTTTATCTTTTTTTAACAATCACAACAAGCGTCATTTTCTGATATTACAGAATAACAAAGCTCTACCGGTAATGAATTTCTATAATCCCATATCAAATATAGATATTGACCCACCGAAGGTACGGTGAAATCTGCATAATAATATGGTGCTGAACCTGCTATTGGTGTAGCATTTGATGCTGCAGTCAATAGGGTTGCAATATTAGATGATGTATTTGTATATAGGGTATTACTTCTTAGGTATTTAAAATTGTCCTGAGTTACATCAAAAACAAAATCATCAAACCCTATCTTATTAGAAGCAAGCCTCATTGTGCTGCCTGCAGGAGGGAACCCGCCTGTGCCTACAACACCTGTAATTGCATTATATCTTGATACTATTGGATTAGATGGACCTGATGCAAACGTAACCAAGTTAGATTGAAGTGGTGAAACAAATGCACCACTCGTGTACCTATATTCATTATGTATAAACTTACCTGCTTCAACATTATTTGTTACACAAACTTCTATTATGGTAAGCTGTTGCGAAAGAGGGCAATCAGTTGTAACATTAATTGTTATATCATCTATAGCAACAACCTGTACATCCACAAAGTCTATGCTGTTTAGGTTTTTATTTACTGTAATAGAACCTGATACGCTAACAACACCTGAGCTAACAGTAACACCATTATAAGTAGCATTTACAACAAAATCCCCTGTAGACGCAGCAGGAACATCATAGTTTACTATAACATTACCAACAGGGCTTCCAACGGTTACGCAATACTCAAGAGATTCTCCTGAAGCTATTTCAGCAGTTCTTGATATTCCGCATTCTACACATTCTATTATTGCAGGAAGCTGAGTATCATTTGTACTCAGTACATATTCATTTAGATATGGGTCAAAACCTCCGAGCTTTTGAGTGCTGAACGAATCAATAAAAGTATCCCTGAACCAAGTCCTCATACCGCTTTCAGACACAACCCTAAGTTGGTCATTGCTATATGAGCTACCCTTAAGCTGCAATACAGCACCACGCTTAACATCTGTAAAGTACCTGTCGTATCCCCACTGAACATAACTCTCGGGGTTAAAACTTATGCCATACTTCTCGGTTCTTGCAATCTGAGTACCTAACACTTCAGGGACAGATGCTATCACGCCTCCGCCTGTAGAGTCAGACAGTAAATTCTTTCCTGTAAGAACGTATGATATTTTATCTTCTTGAAGAGTAAGGATGTCTGTCTCCCTGCCATCCATTCTGTAGATAGGACCAAATGACTGTTCAAGTGGTTTAAAGTTTAAAAGACCCAAGTTGAACTCATTGAGTTTATTTACATTGGATTCAGTATTATATACACCACTATATGTAATGTCAGCAAATCTATCAGCCTCCTTATAGTTTTCAGCAGAAACAGAAGTAACCCTATTACCAAGATTAAATGTCTTGCCAACTATTGAATCTCTTATCTTATAGCTTTCCGCTCCATTTCCAAAACAGAAGCAGTTAAAAAATTCAGTATCTATAATAGCGGGTGTTCCACCTACAATGTTTTGATTTTGAATATTGCCCTCATGGTTTCCATTAGCATCAATACCAAGAGAAAGATTGTTTTCAAAAAACAAATCAGGCAAAGCGTCTTGTGGCTCTGTCTCAAATATCAAAGTAGTATCTGCCCTAAATACCTCAACATTAGCTATAATAGTTGACCTTCTTTTATTTCTTGAAGCAACTCCTCCGCACCTTACAGTACCACTTAAAATCAACATCAGTTGATTGGTAGATGGGTCCCTGTAAAATCTATAATAGTTTGTATCAATAGCTGTTGGTATGTCTATATTAGAAGATGCTAAAGTGGATATATAGGTATTATTAATTGTGCCACCTCCTGCACCAACATCTATTATACCTTCTGTTATAACATTTTCTACGTTCTCGCCATCCCACCAATCTTTCATATCTGCATAAGAAGCTGATGAAACAAGATTCTTTTCTAACGTATATATTCTCTTTTCACAAGCATTATTTCCATCACCTGTTCCATATCTTTGGAACTTAAAACTTATTTTAATCCTACTACCTGCAGGAACATCATAATCATCGTACTCCCATGTTGGATTAAGAGGGTCATATCCGGCTCCTATGTACGTATTCATCGGATAATTCAGAATAGGAAAATCACCTGCTGTGTTTTCATCAACTTGTATAACACCCGGAGCAATAACAGAAAGCTCATCTTTTACGACTGCAAAATTGCTTGGATTCATTTTCATATAAACACCTGATGGTACAGGTATGTCTACATTCGGGTCAAGCTCGCTTGGTATTGTAATAAAACCTTCAGCCTTTGCTTCTTTCTCAAGAACAGTTGCATATACACATGAAGTAGTTGGACCACTTGTGTCAGCTTTTACAATTAACCTATCACCCTGTTCAACCTTTCTTGCATTCTCTCCTTCAAGAAGAAGAAATACATCATTTGAATTAGGGTCATTAAAGAATATGCTACTGTAAATAGTATCATAATTTTCTTCGTCAGGCTTAATAACAAACTTGTATCTCTTAGCCCAATATGGTGCACGTTGTGTTATCGGTATAGTTACCTGAATAGAGTTCTTTGTGCTTGAATTAGCACATGGTATAGATACAGTATTATTAGGACTTACTAAAGCTGTTGATGCTCTATTGTATTCATCCATGTAAACAATACCAATCTCATACCCACGATTACTGTGAAGACTTTGCGGTGAGTTTATTTTTTGATAAGTCACTTCTGCAAATACAACAGAGTAGTATTCGTATACGTTAAATGTAGGCGTAGTGGTATTATCTACATACCTCATCGCTATAAATTGTAAACCTATAAGTTGACTCGCAGGAGTAGTAAGTATAGCTATGGCTTGACCTCCCGAGCTAATACCACTTGAATATTTTGTAAGTGCATCTAAGTTTAATGGTAATGCATCATTAAGTTGGTCAGTAAGCGTATTACCACCCGGCGTAAATGGATATACAGGATTTATATTTGATACTGTTCCAACAGCTTCCTGAAACTCAACACTCGTTGCCAAGTCATAAACTGATGTATAATCCCTATTAAGAATAAATGAAAATGTTATTTCAATATTTTGAGATTGCTGTGTAGGTGGTGGGGTATCTCCTGAAAATGAATTATGATTAAGCCTTATCTCTGCACTAATTGAAGAACCTGCAATTAACTCTGCTCCTGTCAAATCAAAATATAGCGTAGCATTTGGTATTGACTGAGCTCCATTAATAGTATATGAACCCGTTGCTGTAGTGTCAACAAGTTCAGTGGTGTCTACAGACTCAGTAACTAACTCTGCATTATATTCAAATCTTACAGGCTGACCAAATTTGTCAACCAAGTCATACCCCTCAACATAGTTCCCATACATAAGCCTATTGCCCATCATGGTTTGAGCCTTAGCGAGCAATGGCACGTTATCATATAGCCTCAATATCTCAGACTCAGGAAGTATAGTAAATATTTTACTATTGGTAAACACATAGGTATAATCAGTATTATCAGCAAGACCAAGAATAGATTTGTCAAGTTTTTCAATAACTCTTATTACATTACTCTGTGCCTCCTTAAATAATAGGTCTACCCCAACAACAAGTGGTCCACCTGAGTTATATGTTATGATAGTTGAATTGGCAAGGTTAACCATGCCTTCATTTAAAAAGCTATTGATACTAAACTCAAATGGTTTTGTTATAAATGCAGGTGCAGAGAATTGTGATGTTGCAGAATATTCATTATCCTGATACCTATATCTGTACGCAAAACAGATATACCTTGTCTCCATAAAATTGTCCTGACCGCCTGTAACTATAGGCTGTATTGCAGGAGATGCAATTGGCGGCTTCTTTATAACAAGCAAAGACTCAGCACTAAATTGGTCTATGTTACCAACAGGATTAGCATAGTTTCTTTTCCTATTAATAAATCTTGGTGCATTATAGTCGTCTGTAAAAAACAACAAGTCTTCTACAATGTCAATACCTGTTATAAGATATTGCTCATTAAAATTAAGTGTAGTATTTATACCATCTCCATCGTCTATACTAATTACGTGATACGTAAGTATGTTTGTGTAAACATTAAATGACACAATCATATCAAGTTTACCTGTAGCACCAACAGCGAAGTTACTGTCATGTATAAACCAATATATGGTTTCATTTGCACTATCCTCTATAGCACCTATGCATTTAGCAGATGAACTAAGTGGTGTTCCATCTATATATGTTAGTGAAGTTAAAGGTAGATTACCTTTTGTATTTTCAATGACACCTATTTCAGACTGTTCAGTAGAGCCCATGCGAACATTGAGTGCATCAATATACTCTCCATTTGGAACAAGGCGTTCATCAACAACCTTATTCATCCTACCCGCAGTAAAATTCCTCGTAATATTTGCCATATTATTTTAACCACTTATCCATACCACGCAGATTCATAAGTAGTCTGCCCGGATGTATGTTACTCATTCTAATCTTAGCGTTTCTTAATAATGATGTCTTTTCTTTTCTCGCTCTATTCACTACATACTCCTGAACACCAAGCTTTGCATTTAGTATCTCATATTGAATATAAGCGTATATATACTTCTCAAATAACTTATTTACAGATACAAGAGAATCATCTCCATTTTCCATACCATCAGAAATGTACTCAAGAATAACTGATTGATTATACATATCTGAATTAAAGTTAATAACACCCGCCTTCTTGTCAATATTAAATGTTGGGTTGAAATTAGCTGTTTCAGTATTAAGCCCATATCTTTCTCCGAGACTATAATCGAAATACCAAACACCACCAACTTCCCAACCGAACTGACCATCGTAAGGGCTATTAGGATTTAGGTATATTGTTTTTTTAGTACCCTGAAGTCTTTGATAATCTATCTCAGAATTTTGAGGTTGAAGTACATTGCCGTTTTGGTCAAAAAGTATCTTGCCTTGTTGGTCTTGAAGATAAGCAGATGATGATAATATCTGAATGTTTTCAGTAAGTGGTCTTAAATACCCATCCTTATATAGGTTTACCCTAACCCAATTCACATAATCAGAAGGCAGTATGTACCTAAGTCCATCATCAACCGTAAGCTGTAATACTTTAATTTCTTTAAATGCATCATAGTTAAGTTCTTGAATAGCACGCTTTGCATGAAATAGGATTTTGTAACGCTCCTCATTGTTAACCAAAGAATGGTTTCCTGAGTACATTAGCAAAAAGTTATTTACTATATCGTAAAGACTCACGTATTGATACGAACCCCAATTCTTATCTTCGGGATTCACACCGCCATTCTCATAGTATTGATATTGGGAAATATATGCCATTGTCTATTATTTAAAATTTGGTTGTTGCTGTTGTTGCTCCTGACCAAGACCAAACTGAACAACTTCTCCCTCACGAATCGAAACTCCTGCGTATTGTAATATCTTTATTACTAACTTATATTCATCTTCAATAGGAACCTCAAAGTCTTGATAGTCAAGTTGAGATTGGTCAAAAGATGGCTCGCCATTAAAAAGAGTTATGTATGTCCATTTAGGGTCTTTTGGATACCTAAAGTATTGAGCATCAACTTCATTTTGCAAATTAATTGTAGATGGATAAACCGTCATTATGCTACCTTCTTGAATATACGCAGGATAAGTTTCTGTTGGAGCAGTCAGTAATGAATTATTCAACATGGTTATCTTACTGTGATTAACCTTTTCAGCTTCACCCTTAAATACTCTTGTTAGACCTGATGCATCATAGCACAAGACTTTATTAATCATATAGTAGTCGTATCCCGTTGTAGGTACAGAAGGAAGATAGTATCTATTTGTACCGGGAGAAACTTGAGATAGTGAAGATGTAATTGAGAATATCTCTATTGCTTCTGCAAGAACCTTACTTAAATCTGCATAGGAAGTACCCGACATGCGGGCATTTTCCATATTTATAATCTTATTATATTGGGAAAAGTATTCTTCAAAAACCTCCATCTGTGCTTGCTTTGCATACAAGTTAAAATCCGATGGAGAAATATATCCATAGTTGTTCTTGTTCAAAACAGATAATACGGTATTCCTAACTGAGTTAATCATCTGTGTTCTTTTTACAAAGATAAATAAAAAAAAGGAGGGTACAGAAGTACCCCCCGTTCATCAAACTTTAACCAAAACATGAGTATATTCTGCGAAGCTAAGATAAGCTATTTTCAAGCATTTTCAAAGCGTCAATTCCTTCGTCAGTTTTTAGAAAATTGGATACGCTAAAATATGGGTCTTCCCCGTATGGTACCGTAAGCATTTTCTTTTTGTTCGAGTTGGTATTAAACCATACTTCTTTACGCCCATTCCTAAACGTCAAAAGCTTATTCTCAAAGAACACATGAACATTTGACTGCAGCTTAAGCATTGGGTCATTAATCATGTTCATAAACCCTTTAGGGTCTTTTTTAGCATAGATTAGAACATCTCTTTTCAGTTCAGCAGTAGTATACCTTGATGGGTCTTTACCAAATAAAACCCTTGATACTGTTTCAAGCTGCTCTAAACTAAGTTGACGGGCTTCTACTAAAGCATCTACTTCAGCAGAAAGATTATCAACCTCTTTACTTGCATCTTTTTCATAGTCTACCTCAATAAACGCCCTTCCATTTAAAGGATGATAGTAAAGAAATTGTTGAAGTACAGGGTTGTTTTTAGGAACCCTAAGAAATCCATTTTCAAATATAATAGGCTCTACGATAGCATTTCCGTCCTGCTCATCCTCAAATGGCGACTTTTGGTTTATGGCATACCTAAGAGGTCTATTAACATTATTGTCCTCATCAAACCAAAGAAGAGGGTATCTTTTATTATTTCTTGATGGAAGCGTATATGAAAGGGGAGCTGCATCACCCTTTAGCTTATAAATCTTGTCCGAAGACATTACATTCTTTTTCATTTAATATAATTTAATTTAATTAAAAATAAGGAGAGTGTCATTAAAGACACTCCCCTTTTTATATTTAGGAACCGTAGCGGAACAACACGAAGTTGTTAGCACCAAGGGTACACACGCAACGCTCAGAAAGGAAGTTGACTTCCATTGCATCGAGGTCGCTTGTTTGAGCACCACCTGCAGAACCTGTAATCCAAGTCTTATACCTTCTGTCTTCAGTTTCAGAAGCACGGTAACGAACATGGAGGAAAGGACGCTTAGCATTCTTGCCAAGGATTTGGTCGTACACGGTAGTTGAACCGGCAGGAACCAAAAGACCTGTAACAGTACCTGAAGCAGATGCACCTGTTGGAAGACCACCACGCATAGTTGGGTCATTCAGGTATTTCCAATCAGACTTATAGAAGTCATAACCTCTACGGAATCCTGTGAAACCGAGATTAAGAGCCATGTCTTTGTCATTTTGGAAAAGACCATAAGATGTACCATTTGCTCCGTAGCTGTTTTGAGCAGCAAGCATATCGTCAATATCAAAGCTAAATGAACGATTTACGAAGATTACGTTCTCTTCAATAGCACCTTGCTTATCAAGACGAGAGATGATAGCATCGAAATCAACCAAATTGGTTGGGTTACCACCACCCCAAACGTTACCACGGTCGTTAACAACGTAGAAGATACCTTCTGAACCTTTGTTACCGTAGATTGGGTTAAGTGCAGAGTTAGCAACACCTGAACCTGTTTCAGCAGGAACAGCCTCAATCATTGCAGTCTCAAGGTAATCCTCGAAACGAAGACGAGTCTCATGCTCACTCTTAAGATACCAAAGGTATCCTGTAGCACCGTTTTCTGTAGTTACTTCTACCCATCCAATTTGAGCCATATCAGAACCGCTTACAGCGTATTTGTCCTTGATAATGATTGGAGAGTTATCGAAGATTTCATCTTGAGCTTCCAAAGAACCAATCATTCCAACTGTTCCTTTCTTAAACTCAGAACCATAAATCCAAACAGACAAAGTATCTGTATTAGCAAATGTTTGACCACCTGCTTCGTAGTAAGCTACATCAAAAGTATTTGTTGTAGTATTAACTGCTGTTACGATACCTTTATTTGAAACACCTGTAGCGTTATCAGAGATGTAAACTGTCTGACCTGCACGGATTGCAATAGCTGTTACACCTGCATCAGATACAGTGATAGTAGCATCATCATCTCCTGCTACACCTGAAGAAGCACAATCTACGTATTTAGTGTGCAAACGACCTTGCTCAGCCCATTTAATCATGTCTGAGTTAGAAGGCATTTCTGCACCTACCAAACGAAGGAAAGATGCTACAGTACGATTACCATAACGCTCGAACTCCTTCTCATAAGTATCAGGAAGATACTGATTCAAGAAGTTAAAGTTGGTAATATAGTTAGTGGACAATGGGACCTGCTCCGCACTTGGTTGGAGCTGATACCCGGGACTTGGTAAAACTGCCATTTTTTTTAATTTTTAATTGTTAAACTTTTTTAATACTCCGGATTTTCAATCCTCTTCCTGAGTCTTGATTCACCGCTTTTACTTGCATTCCTCCTTTACTTACAGCTTCGGGTGCCCTACGCTCTGACATATTTATATTTTTTGTCTTACGCATTACATCCTCTGTTGCGTCTGCTAATCCTTGTTCATAAAAGAACTTAGCAAACTTCTCGGGATTCATTGCTACTGACAGAGACTTATGGTATCCTGTAGCATCTTTTAGTAGACCGCTATCATCCAAAAACTTCCCTATAAAGTTCATTGGATTTGATTGTGCCTTCCTAAGTTCTGCTTGGTCACCGGGAGAAAATGTAATCTTCTTGTCATTAACGTTGAACTCAAAACCTTTAAAGTCTTTACTAAAGACCTCATCTGATTTTTGGTCAAACCATTTACGTTTCCGCTCATTCTCTTCCTGTATGGTCTTTGCCTGCTGAATGTATTGCTTATAAGCCTCAAACTCTACTTTCTCTTCTTGAGAAACTCCTAATCCACTTGACTCAAGCGGCAGTTTGTATTTCTCTTTCTGTTCAGTAAAGAACTTTTTAGCTTCAGCAATAGCCTTTTTCCTTGCTATCTTAACCTTCTTGATTTTTGACTCATCATCGATGTCTTCATCGTATCTGTAGTCATCCATCATAGACTCAATGTCTTCTGCATCAAGCCCCTCTTGGGTTATAGCAAGATATTCTTTAAGAAGATTGTCAGGGTCCATAGAATCAAAATCCTTCTTCAACTTGATGAAGTCTTCAAATCCACGTCCTGTCTCCTTTTTATACTTCATATAAGCAGCTACGTCTTCGGGAAGCGGTTCGCTTTCCTCACGCTCAGCCACCAATTCATCAAATGAATTGATTTGCTTATTATATCTTTTACCAATATATGAAAGAACTTTCTCCTCACTTAACTCCTCTTCCACGGGTTCTTGTTGTACAGGTTCTTGTACAAGTTCTTGTACATCTTCCTGTACAGCATTTATCTCTTCCTCATGTTTCTGAAGTAGTTCTTTTTCTACCTCTTGAATACTTTTTGGTTCAATTGTTTCAATTGCCCTTACTTTAATTTCCATTAGATTGAATTTAATTTGTTACAAAATTATACAAAATATACATATATTTTATCGTGGCTCAAATTCAGCTAAATCAAACCCATCTAAACTATCTTCATTTGATTCAAAGTTCAATGGAGGTAGATTATTTTTTCTTTGGTTTATAAGTTTAGACTGTTCTGTATTTTGTTGACTAATTCGTTTTGCTTTTGCCTTCTCTTTCATATCCTCTCTTGACTGAATAGAATTTTCCTTGATACCTGCTACTTGCATTTGGTATTGGAACTCATCAGCCATAAGCATTCTCTTTAGCATGGCTTCATTCTTCATCTTCTCAATATCAAAAGCAACCTCTGCTTGCTTTAATTGCATCTTAGATTGTGCCTCAGCCTGTAGCTTTTGCATAGCAACCTGACCCGCCAACTCCTGAGATTTCAATTGTTGTTGTGCTATCATTGCCTGCTTCTGCATCTCCATCTTCTCCTCTCTATCCTGCTTCTTAATACGCTTCATTTTAAGAAGTTGGTTTGCGAGCTTAAGATTCTTAATCTCACGTATATCAATAGCATCCTCAAGGTTAATATCGCCTTTAGACAATGCCATCTGAATGTTTGCTTCGAGTTGAGCTTTCTGTTCTTCATCAGGAGAGATTTCAATAAATATGCCAAAGTCGTAAATGTAAAGGTCCTTAATTTCATCAAGGATAGATACATTGTACTTACCTATCTTATTTGCAAAGTCATCCTTAAAGTCAGCATACTCCAATATGTCAGCAACCCTGTATGTCAAAGCCTCAGCTAAAGACCTGTATACATAAAGACCACCCTCAAGAATATGACGAGTAGCTGTATTTGAATTTAATGCTGCAAGCTTTTGAATGCCAACTAATGAATTAGGGTCAGGCGTTGAACCATCTCTTGCTTCATTAAGTCCTGTTACAGACCTAATCATATCCATATAATGGTTATAATTTGCTATAAGCATTTGAGTTTTACTTGCCCCTGAATTAGAAGTAAGCTGCTGAATAGGCACTCTTGCATTATTAAACTCACCATCTTGAGTATAACTACGACCAATAACACTACCTGTTTGGAAATATAATCTCAATGCATCTTCAGGATTATATGCATTACCTGTACCCAAGTCAACCTCATTAAGACCATCAGCATCAATGAATACACCATCAGGTACAGTACGTGCAATGACTTGCTGTAGCTTTAAATGCGTAAGCTGAATAAGGTCAGCAAAAGGAACCATCCTTCTAACCAATGACTCAATAACACCTTTATACATTCTTGGTGCAACGGCTACGTAGTTTGGCAATGCATGCTGAGATGTTGACTTTGGTCTAACCATGTTCTGTGCCATCTCCCACTTAAGGATTATGTTAGTGCCCATTACCATAACTCCATCGTACCAAACATCTATTGTCTTTTCTATCTTTTCAAACTTACCCTCTTCCATCATTTCAACAGGAGGGTTAAAAGTTTCATCCTTTTCAATTATACGTGTACCGCCATTCTCAAGAATCTTTTTCTTGTACACCATCTTCTTGGTAGTCTTATAGTTGAAGTACAGCAATGTGCATGTGTCTCTATAAAACAAACTATTCTCATAAAACTGAGCAACGTTATAGTAGTTATACCAACTCTGAGAGTACATTGATATTTCTTCCAACTGCTCTCTTGTAAGCGTTGGGTCTATCTTGACTAATTCTGTTATTGGTAGAGTCTTTATCTCTCCCCAATAAAAGCAATCTTGGAAGAATGGGTCTTCGGTGTAACTATATACAACATTAGCAGGGTCTACATAAGAAATCTGAACGCCTGCACCGGGAAGAAACTCATGCTTAGCTACTCCAATACCTATTACAGTAAGGTCATAGTCAATTCGTTTTCTTGTATCTTGAAAATGGTTCTCATCAAATATAGTATTGATAGCTTCTTCCTCAGCTATCTCAATCGCAGGCTTATAGTTAAGCTGCATGTATAATGAAAGCTCCTCATCTGTTTCAGGGAGTTCTTCAGGGTCCATCATAAATGGATTAACACCTGTTTCATTTTGTATTGTAGTAAGCACATCTTTTGCAGCCATCTGCCCCTCAAGCATGTCTTGATACTTACTACGCTTTGATTGAGACATTGCATCTTGTGCATAAGCCTTAACCTTAAATAAACGGTCAGACATCCCATTAACAACGATGTCTACAAATTTTGGAAGTATAGGAACAGGAGTCCAATCTAAATTTAGATAAGATAAATCTCCATCTATAGCAAGTTCATTCTTGTATTTCTGTACAGACTGCTCTCCTCTTGCATATAAACGTAGTCTATTAAAATCTCTCCATTGATTATAATATCTACATTGATTACCGTCTTTTCGGAACCATTCATATTGAATAGCCTGCCCTACTTGAAGTCCAAATGCATCAGAGGCTTTCTCTGCATCAGATACAAATTGACCGGGAAAGCCTGTGGCTGATATATTAACTACTACATCTTTCATCTAATAAGTTGACTTGTTGTTCCACTATTAGTGTACCTTGCGAAATTAACACTAATTTTTGATTCTTTTTTCTCAGGTAAATATACATGTTTTTGATTTGCCATAATCGCTAAGCCTGAACTAATTGAAGCATCAAACTTTGTTCTATCGTTTATGTCAAATTTTGCCCAATCTTCAAGGGTTCTTGTGAATGGCATTGTACCCATTTCATCAGGGTCTCTATATGTTCCTGCTAAATCCATACCTATGTACTTCTCGATATACGACTCAATCGCTGATGCATGTGCTTGCTTAACATCTTCTGAGGTATTTGGTATACCCCCAAGCTCACGCTCTGTCTTGGTTAGCTTAGCATACTGCTTGTCGGGTCTATTCATACAAAATGCCCTATATCCTCTGTTTTTAAAATGATACAACAGCCTCGGCTTATTATTCTCTACAAGAACAGGCATACCGTAAAACACGCAAGCCATAAGCACTTCTTCAAAAAATATCTCAGCAGTCTGAGGTCGGGCTACGTATTCCAAAAAGAACTCATTTACAGGAGCTTCATCCATGTGATACTTGGTCATACCATGAAGCGACCCATTAGACCCCCTGCCCCCAACAACCGCAGATATATCATAAGAGTCACAACCAAAAGTACCAAGGTGTTCATTTCCGGGGTACTTCATTCCATTTCGGGTAATGACATTATTTTGAATACTTGCTTTTGGTATCCAACTAAGAAGGAACCTGCCTCTATTATCAGGAGTCCAAACAACCTTAGAGTCTTTCTCTCCGTCTTTCCAATGAAAAGCTCCTCTTGTCACGTGCTGACCTTTAATTAAAGAGTCGTTATAGTCAATCTGCTGATAAATCTTAGTCAGGTTAAATAGTGAAGCCTTGCTCTCGTCTCTAAAGGCATGGCTTTCGGTACGAGGAAACTGCCTATAATACTCGTTCAAAGCATCAGAATCACTCTTCAGTGACTCAACCTCAGCCTCCCAATAGTCTATAGCACCATTTGTTATCATGGCTCCATCTACGCCTCTTACAGGTTGCTGCGGCTTTCTGAATACAGGCATTCCATGTATGTCAATAAACCCTTCCATGTTCCACTCCATTGGAATAAACAAGGCATATAAGCCACTCTTGGTTTGCCCATTCGCATTTCGTGAATCGAGACGTGAGTCCTCATATAGCTTCTTGTAGTTGTCTCCACCCTTACTTAATGCGTTGGATGTAGAACCCATCATACACTTGCCTATAATTTTGCTACCAACCCTTAGACAGGTCTTGGTTACACGCCAATTATTTAAAATGTTGTTTGGCTTTACCCACTTTGCACTTTCATCATGAGCTAAGAACAATAGCTTCTCTCCATCGTATGAGTTTTCTTCTGTGTTCTTCCAATCTATTGTAGTATCAAGACCTTTAACCTCCTCATTATCAATATCATACATATTCTTTTTTGTAATCTTTGAGGCGGGAACCCGATAAGCAAGCTCTGTCTTTGGCTTGTCCATACCATCCATAACAGGCTTAAAGAAGAATGGCAGTCTACTATTGATAGGCACAACCTTGTCCGTAAACATCTTCTTAGCATCGGCACCCGTCTTAGACAGTATCCCAACCCTTGCATCCTTTGCAAGTGTGCCTATGTTTACGCACTCTGAGGATGACATAAATGAAAACCCTGAACGCCTTATCTTCAGGTATATCATCCCAAAGCATCTTGGGTCAGCCTTGCAAGCCTCCCAAAAGATAAAGAATATCCTATTGGCTTCCCTGTAGTCAGGGTATCCAATGTCAATACTTGACCATTGAAGATACATCCAATGTGACCCCGTTATGTAAGTAGGTCTACCATTGTTCATAAACCAAAAACCTTGTTCCCTGTAGTCAAACTGTTGCTCAATATAATCAACCCATTTGTCTTTAAACTCAGATGGTGTATCATTCCATTGGAATATAGACTGAATCTTTTCTAATGATTTAGATAGTTCCTGTCTTTCCCAATATTGTTCAGAAGAAGTTTCACTTCTTCTAAAACACTCCTTGGGCACAGCAGGTAGTGCTATATGTAATCCTGATATATTAATGATGTCCCCTATCTGACCGGTCTTAGATATGATGACCATGTCATATTGCTCATTATAGCCATACTTCCAAGAGCGAACACCATTCTTATTGGTTATAGCACTCTTTGGAACATAGTCCTTGGCTATCGAATAAATACTATTTTGACCTTCGTTCAGCAAATCCTTGTTTTGTATCTGTTCGTTTAATGCCATTCTCTAACATCTCAAGACTCTCCCTTTCGGATTCAATCCTATTAAGTATCTCAAATGCGTCAAATATGGCGAGTTTCTTGGTAGCTGCAGCGTTCTTAAGCCTATCTGCAGCAAGTTCATCGTCAGGGTCAGGCTTAATAATATCCTCCTTGGCAACCTTGATTAGTTGCTCTACAGCCTGTTTGCCTGCTTCTATTATCCTAAGCTTTATTTCTTTGCTCATTTTTTTTTCTTAAAAAGATAACTTGAATAAGTCTTGACTCCTCTCCTTGCCCAAAGTTCTCATATATATTTCTTGAATGAGGAAGTGCCGAGTTAAATGCAATCATCCTGTTGTATTTAGAATACAATATAAATGGCTTGTCTTCATCATATATAGTAGTCCCATCCTCAGCAGGGGCGTTCTTGCTTAAATACAAGATAGCTGTCATATCTCCCATCATCTCATCAGTATGAATAAAATTAGGCTCTTCTTGCCCTTTTGGAGACTTCCTGACAAAGTTCCAAACCACCTCATATTCAGGTAATAAATCTATTACTTGCAAAGCAAATTCATCATCATGGTCCCTCGGCTGTATGTTTTTAAATATATTCTCCCCGTCATAGATGTCAACAAACTCGTTGTCAAATATGTCCATTACATACTCATCAGGGAATTGAATTACATTGTCAGATAAGATTAAATTCATAGCTTAATTGTTATTTGATGGTCAAACATTCTATATAGCTTCTCCCCATCTACATTAAACTCGTATTCACTATCAGGCTGAAAACAGACAATATCCCCTTCTCTTACACCTTGGTGTAAGAGATAGTCATTAGGGTACTTCATCTCACCCATCAGCGGCTCCTCTGTAAATGGCTTCTTAACGTAGGAGTCAATAGCAGGGATAGGCTTTACAAAGCAGTATTTATCGTAACTGTTCCACGTGGAACCATGCTTATACATAAAGAATTGGTCAGGCTCAATAAAGAAAATGTCATCTCTAAAAAAAGACCTACCGCTTTTTTGCTTCCCACGCATGTCGTTATAGAACTTAAACACATTATGGTGAACAAGAAGTATGTCACCAATTTGAACAGGACCTTCATATTTTAATGGGAGTTCTACGACTTCAGCATACCTATTGGAGAATTTGTGGTCTTCCTCTGATGTACTTGTTATTATTTCAATGCCACCTATCTCCTTTGTATTGTCGTATCTTTTCCCATTCACAGGCTTCGCTAAGAAGTTGAATGGAGATTTCATTAGTAATTTATATTATATTCAATGGATACGGGGATGGTATAATTAAACTCTTTCCAAAGGATTACCTCTTTATTGTCATTAATAATGTAAATCCTAAACGACTGCCTTTCATCATCATACTTAATAAGATGTATCTTATTGGTTTCGCCAAGAACATCTTGCCCTACGATATAGTGCATAGCTCCTCCCTTATAATCGGGACCGATAGATATTTTCCTTATATCCATATTAAATTAGATTAGTGTACTACGCCCATAAAGTCTGTACCCGTTATCCTGTATATGTTTCCTGCAACCAATCCACCCGCAAGGGCAGCAGCGTTATTAGCATATACGGGAACACTTGGGAAAGGCAATGATAGGATGTCTGCTATCAAAAAGTTTTTGGTAGCATTTGCATCTTCAGCATCAGTGCCTATCAACTTATCGGCAATAGTTACATTATTGTCTGTACTATAATTGTTAATCTTTGCCATAGTGTTATTGTTTTTGTGTTACCTCTCCTGTTTTCATGTTAATAACCGCATCCTTTCCGTACTTAGAAATTAGCTGCTTTTCATTTTCCTCAAATTCAAGCCTGAGCTTATCAACCTCTTTCAACATATCATACTTAGTAAGCTCCAAGTCTCCTAAAGACAATTTGGCTTTAGCAAACCTTGTATTCATTTCCTGAATCTTATTTAATTCTTCCTGAGTTAGATTATTTGACATAGTACAAATATACAGATATTATACAATTGGAGGAACAATGACTACGCCAATAGCCTCAGCAACATATTCGTCTACTACAGTATTGTCCTGTCCCCATGCAGCAAACTGCTCAGTAGTCATCATATAATTGCCTTGTGCACATTGTTTCCCATCGGAAGTACTAAGTGTCCAATAGGTGGTTGCTGTTATTGCATCCGTTGGAAATGATAGCACAGTTACGTTTAATGTTGTTGCATCTCCATAAAAAGGGAAATTAACGGGTTCAATTGTTGACATAATTATTGTTTTTATATTATTTGTAATCCAAGTTGTTCTGCTGACCAATTGTATATCCAATCATTTATAGCCATTGCAGGTTGCTCTCCCCATTCTTTATATTCATCTGCTGTAATTGTTAGATAACCTTGAGCAATTTGAAAGTTGGGTTCTTCTGTTCCATCTTCCATTACTTTTAATGTAAAAATTTGCCATAAATTTGTAGCAGTATTTTCATAATTATCATTTATACAAGCTACTTTTAAAAACTCTCCTATTTGTGTTTGTCCTTCTGCCCATATATCAATGGGTTGAATTTTTTTTGCCATGTTTATTTGTTTTAAAAAAAAGAGAAAAAATTTGAATTTCCTGTACCTGCATAAGTAATTAAAACAATACCACTTGCACCAAAACCACCAAAAGTACTTGGGTAATAATATTCTGGTACAAATCCCCCACTACCACCGCCACCATAAGCACCACCTGACAAACCATCACCCCAATTATAATCACTTCGACCCCAAGCTCCAGCTCCACTATATGGAGATTGTCCATTACCACCTACATTAAAATTCGCATTATTAAATTGAGATGTAGGGTTACCAGCACCACCTCCTCCACCTGCCCAATAAGCAACTCCAGCACCACCTTGACCACCATTACCACCATTATGTATAAAATCACCTATATTATTAATTATTCCACCTGCACCACCAAAACCACCTGGAAATCCTTCACCGCCTTGACCACCACTCGCACGAATCGTATTAGTACTATTAAACCAACTATCACCACCTAAATTTCCATAATTACCAATACTACCACGCATACCACCAATACCAACTGTTACTGTATATGATGAACCCGGTGTTACAGATAATGTACTTTTAACATATCCACCACCTCCTCCTCCCCCTGCTCCTCCTTCACCATCACCAACATTTAAGCCTCCTCCTCCACCACCACCACCAATACATATAACCGTTACAGATGTTATACCTGCTGGTGCAGTCCAAGTTCCTGATGATGTAAAAATATCTGTTGGCATATTAGAAGTTGTTTAATAAAGCTAACATATCCCATTTGCTATCTGTGCTATTCCAAATGAATCCCATATACAATGTCTTATTGACTATTGTTGTAGTTGGGAAAGCAAGGTCAGATGAAGCACGATATTGTGTACCACTAAATGTTATTGCTCTTGCAGTACCATTATCCTTAATCCTTATTATCATCTTCTGACCATTAACAGGTGTACCTGTTGGATTGGCAATAGATAATGATGCTGCTTGTGCTGTAATAGTAAATGTGTTAGCAGCATCTACGTTTGGTGTTAATGTAGCTGTTGATGCTGTTGTAGTGGTTATAGGTGTTGTTTCTAGTTTTTGCCAACCAAGAGACGTGTATACATATGTACCCTCTGCTCCATCTGTTTGATACACCACAAGTCCTGCAGCAGGTGTTGCTATTGCATTCTTTTGTGTTGTTGTCATTCTTGGTGGAAGAAATCCTTTTGTTGTAGAATCTACTTGTAATTGTGCTGAAGCATTTTCGGTTGCTGTATTAATGCCTACACTTCCACTTGTATATAACCATAGTTGATTTGGATTAGTAACATTATCAGCATAACCTGATGAAAGTAATAAAGGTCTTATAGTCCCTGTTCCACCTTTACCCGTTGCTATTGTAAAAGCAGTTCCAGCAGACCTAACTACCATTGCTTCCCAATTAGTAGAATCTGCAACAATATCAGTATTAAATATTGAAAATTGTGCTTTTATTGTAGCACTATATCCTGTTCCTTTTGGACTTACTTGAAATGCTTGTCCAACATTTGTGCCGCTATTTGGATAAAAAGCTAATGACGAAAAGTTGTCAGCAGTATTTGTCGGTATTACTTTAGTTGCTCTATTTGTACCAGATACTTGAACTATAAAACCTTTTGTATTAGAAAAAGTTAAATCATCTTGAAATCTTACAGTTCCATTTACATCAAGTAAGAATGTACTCTCTGTTGTTGTTCCCAAAAGTAATCTACCGTTTTTAGTAAATAAAGCTGTTGCTCCTGTGTAGTTCCCTTGTGTCATACTTATGTTATTACCAATAACAAAAGCACCTTCGTAATCAAACTTAAATTTGACGTTTTGAGTAAAGCTTCCACTACCTGTAGCTACACCATGTAAACACAATTGACCATTGAAGAATTGTAAACCATAACCATACCCTGTTGAAGTTCTTGTCCAAGTTGAACCATTATAATACATGTTGTCAGACACAAACCCATTATTCAAAGAATAAGACTGAACTTGAAATGTTCCTACTCTATGTTGAATAGCGGATGTATTATTTGCGGGTATATCAAATGTGTAAGACGGTGCATTTGTTCCAATACCTAATCTTTTATTGGTATTATCCCAAAAGAAGTTGGCATTATCTTGTGCAAGTGTGGCAGTAGGATTAATAAACAAGATACTTCCTGTTGTACCACTTGTAACTGTACCGCCAATAGCCATACTGCCACCACCACTATATTGAGGTATATTAAGTGTACTACCAACTAATGTAGCAGCACCACTTGTTCCTGTTGTTGTTAATGTTATTGTATCTTGCTTGGCATTAAGTTGTGTCTGTATTGCACTTGTAACACCTTTTACATAACTTAATTCTGTAAGAGATGGATAAGTTGCAGTTGATAAACTACCTACTGCACTTGATGATGTCCAATATGTTAATTCATTTGTTGTACCTGTACCCGTTACAGGATTAGTTAATGCAGCTTGATATTGTGGAATGTTTAATGTAGCACCTACTAATGTCGCTGCACCTGAAGTGCCGGTAGTAGTTAATGTTATTGCATCTTGTTTTGCATTAAAAGTACTCCAATCAGTTGAACTCAAAGCACCTCTATTAGTTGCACTTGCTGTTGGCACATTCAATGTTATTACAGGTGTTGTTGTTCCTGTAGCAACGCTTGAAGTCAAGTCAGTCCCACTTGTTCCAAGTGTGAGTGCTGCAACTGATGTTACCGTACCAACTGACCAAGTTCTATCAGCACTCAAATCATAAGATGTGCCATTAATTGTAAGAGACCTTGTAGTGGGTACTCCACCAAGACCTGTTAATGTATATGTTGGTACGTTTAATGTATTACTTACAAATGTTGCAGACCCACTTGACCCCGTTGTAGTAAGTGTTATTGTAGATTGCTTACTATTAATTTGAGATTGTATATCACTTGTAACTCCCTTAACATAGCTTATCTCAGTAAGAGATGGATATGTCGCAGTTGATAAGTTACCAATAGAAGTTGATGATGTCCAAAACGTTAACTCATTTGTTACACCTATACCCGTTACAGGGTTAGTAATAACGCTTTGATATTGAGGAATATTTAAAGTGCTTCCTACCAATGTCGCTGCACCGCTTGTTCCTGTAGTGGTTAATGTTATTGTTTCCTGCTTGTTATTAAATGTACTCCAATCAGCAGAAGATAAAGCACCTCTATTGGTTGCAGAAGCAGTAGGTACATTTAATGTAATTACAGGAGTTGTTGAGCTATTGGCGACTGAAGATGTTATATCTGTACCTGATGTACCAATAGTAAGAGCAGCAACAGATGTTACTGTTCCAACACTCCATGTCCTGTTTGCACTAAGGTCATAAGAATCACCATTAATAGTAAGTGTTGTAGTAGCTGATGCTCCTCCAAGACCATTTAATGTGTACGTTGGAACATTAAGAGTATTGCTTATAAATGTTGCAGAACCACTTGAACCTGTTGTCGTTAATGTAATGGTATTCTGCTTACTGTTAAATGTATTCCAATCAGTACTACTTAAGTATCCATCTGTTGAAATATTAGACTGAGATATGGATATGGTATTACCACTTACAGATATTGGTGCTGTACCGAAATATACACCTGAGCCAATCTGAGTAAATGTAATATATGTTGACCCTATTACAATAGGTGTAGCAGCAGGATTACAATGCCACTGTGTGTTTGATAATGTAAATCCACCGCTAATACTAAGTGTTGCTTCTGAAAGAAGTGCAGAAGTATTTGCATCTGATGACCTCGTTAATATAAATGGCTGAGACCCACTACCCGCTTGAGTAACTACATATATACCGTTGTTTGGTGTTAGAGTACTTGTCTCGCTCTTTACCAAAACCCTATTACCTGCAACAAGAGTAACTCCATCAGTAGTTGCAGATGGTATAGCACCATTTGCAAATCCTGTAAGAACCTGACCTCCTCCTGAAACAATATAAGTTGGTAGTGATGCAACGGTTCCCGCATTAGCAGCTTGCTTCCAATCAATCCCGTTTACAAGATTGTCAACATATTCTTTTGTTGCTGCACCAAGTGAGTTAACAGGGTCTGCATTTAATATCAAATATCCTGTCATTGTATCGCCTGCTTTGTTTACAGGAGTATACCCAAGTGCAGTATCAATACTTTTATTTTGCCAAAGTTGAGTAGATGAACTGTAAAACAATCCTTGATTGTTCAAAGGAGTATTGATATAAACATTATGAAGCTCATCAAGCTCCCATCCGTTCATTATCTTAACATAAATTTTACCATTAATAGCATGAGCATACTCAACGTACCCCATAATAACAATGTGTCCTGTAGAAGCATTTGGTTTTATATTTGTCACCCCACCGGGAATCGTTGGACTCAAATATAAAACATCTCCATCGTTCCAAGTTTCTCCTTGCAAAGACCCTGTTGTATTTACTCCATCTAATAAACCAACAGTTATAATAAACCCTTCTTGATTTGTTGCTATTGTCTCACATACCAACCCAAGAGTATCTGCACTATTTGGGTCTCCATCAGCTAATGCATAATCAACTGCTAATCTTTGACCCTGTGCACCACTAACACGAACGGCTTGATATGCAGCTCTTGTAAGTGTTGCATTTGGAAAAACTTTATTTACAACTCTCGTAACTAAATCAACTCCATTCTTTAATAAAACAGACCCACCCTTTAAAGTTGTTTGAGAACTTCCAATACTATCATTCCATATCGTTGTAGCAACAGTAGCAGTACCTGTTGGAGATGTATCAAGAGTTAATTGACCTGCAGTAAGTCCAAACTCTCCTAAATTAACATCTTGTGTTGCTCCTGTGTATGGAACATAACCTGTAAGTGATGGTCCCGCAAAAGTTAATATGTTTCCTGCAGAATCAAATCCAAGGTACCCCGCAACAGTACCTGAGAAAGAAGTTGTAGTTGTATAGTATGGCAATACTAACTGACCACTCTGAAGATTAGAACTTACAATATTACTATTAATTTGCTGAATGATATTCCCATCAGTATAAGAATGATACGTCTGTCTTGGACTACCAAAATTATTCATCTGAATAGTGTATGTATATACACCACTACCCAAGTTTGTATAACTTACAGTTGCACCTGATATGGAATTATAGTTGAATGTAACTATATTAGAGTTATATGATATAATGCTATCACTAAGTGCACTCGTACCCGTCCACATAGGTATATAATACAATGTGCCTGTTCCCGTAACAGGATTAGTAAGAGCGTTCTGCTTGTTATTAAACGTATTCCAATCGGTAGAGCTCAGGTATCCATTTGAGCTTATACCCGCCTGAGTTATTCCTATTGTACCACTACCCGTAATTGTACCTCCTGTAAGTGGAGCACTTGTACCTACACTTGTAACTGTACCAACGCTCCAACTCCTATCAACACTAAGGTCGTATGCTGTACCATTAATAGTAAGTTGTCTTGTACTTGGTACACCACCGAGCCCTGAAATGGTATAGTTTGGCACGTTCAAGATTCCGGTTACACTACTATATGATGAAGCACCACTGCTTCCTGAAGTGGTAAGCGTTATTGCAGCTCTTGCCCTACTATCTAAATAATAAAGATTTGTTCCTTCAGCAATGTTTGTAGTTGTAAGTACAACAACCCCAACCTGTCCGTTAACAGATACAACAGTGTCAGTATTGTCAACCTGCTGCCATGCAGTTCCATCAAATATAGCCCAATCTCCTACGTTCCAATCAGTAATACCGTCAAGGTTTGTACTACCCGCTACATTTACAATATAGTACCACCCTTGTGTACCAACACCACTTGATAATGCAGGATTATTTGTTGCAGCATCCCACGTACCTTGGTAAATTGCACCACCATAAAGGCTGTTAACCTGATTCTGCAGTTTACCAAACGCTTGAAGTATACTATCAGTGCTTGATATTGAGCCTCCTGTTACGCTAAGACCTGTAAGCACCTTTCCAATTACAGCACCATTATTTAAAGTAACGTTTGCAACACCCGGTCCTGAAGCACTTGCCTCTCCTGAAAGACCTGTAATATAGTTTCCTGCAGGCTGATATGATGTTGAATCAATGGAGCCGTCAGCTTTTAAAAATTGTGTAGATAATCCACCCGGAACTGCAAAGTAATTTGCGGTAATCCCATAAGACCCCAAGTCAACATCTTGTAGAGCTCCTGTATAAGGCACATAACTACCTACTACAATCAGTGCCTGTATATCTGCAAGGGAAAAATTCTTAGTTTCGTTCAGATTCTCAACATCAGTACCTATCAATAAATCATTTAATGTAGGAATTGATACTATAGGATATGTACTAATCTTAGCCATTTACTCAATATTTTAACAAATATACTAAAGATAATACTTACTTTAAGATGAAACGCTTAACAGACAATACCGCTACCGGTATAGCTAACAGCCATAATAAATTAAAGTAACTTGGCTTTTTGTCTACGGTTTTAACGAAACTCTCCTTATTCTCAGACTTACTTAACTTAATATCGCTATCCGATGACTTTGATACTATGGTTTTTGTAGTATCAATAACCCTTTTTTGCTTTTTCTTTATCTTAACTGAAACGTTTGAATACTGTTTACCCTCAATAATTATGGGCTTCGAGGTGTCTATTGGTACAATCTCAATCTCATCTACGGTCTCGTCTATGGTTATGCCCTTTTTCTCAACCGATACACTATCTTTTCTTTCTGAAACTACACTATCTATACGTGATTCTACGTAAGACTTTGATATAGCAGCTTTCCTTGTAACACAAGAAAATAAAATGAAACTAAGGAAGATTAGTGTAAGATGTTTTACCATTATTTTTTACAGCTTTTAGACGCTGCTTCCTATTTTTACCCTTTGAATAGGACACATGCACCCAATCGGGGTTCTTGTCGGTACCAAATTCCCAAATTAGTTGGTCGTATTCAAGGTTGTCTTTGATAAAATTATATATGTCAGCATTTGTTACACCATCTCCACTACCGTCCATGTCTATGTCGATGGCTTCGCCCTTGCTATGTTGACTTGTTTGACTTCCGCCAATCGCATGATTAAGTTCTCGGCTTCTGTAAGCCGAGCTTACATGGATAGGAACGCCAAAATGTGCCCTGATTTTCTCAAATACATTCTCAGCCAATACCTTAAAGTTCTCCAAATGCTCTGCAGTAGGGTTATTGCTTATTCCCTTTCGCTTTGCAGTCTCGCTTCTTGTCACTTCAGCAAGTGATAAATGCTCAGATATTTTCATCTTTCTTTCCTCTTATTAAGTTTGTTACAGCCTCAATTGTTGTAAGCCCAAGTGCAGTAGCACTAAGAGCAAATGTAGCCCATACCAAAGAATCTGAAGGAGCAAAATGACCCTCAGACTTTGAATTATCGTAAAGCGTAAAGAATAACATGAATGCTCCTATTATTCCAACAAGTCTTTTGCTTGATGTTCCACTCTCCGAAGAGAAGAAACCTGATAGCCAATTAAAAAGATTTTTCATATATTAATTATTTGTAGTATCAGACTTTGTTTTACCCCAAAAATTCTTTTTCTCTTTTATCTGAATGGTATCATGTATATATACTGTGTCTACCATAACCTCATTTTTAAGCTGTTTTACCTCTTCCTTTAAGGTTATAATTTTGGTAATCGCTTGAGAAACTAATTTATCTTCTTTAGCCTTAGCCTTTTTTTGAACCTTATCGAAGTTATTATAATTTTGGTTTACGCTATTAATCAACTTCTTAAACTCAGCATCTTTCTTTTGCTCATCATTTTCATTTTGAGCACTTAGCGTACACCCTGTAAATAAAAGTAAAAATAAATATCTCATTATTTAATACTTTGAATTTTACCCAATTGCTCTAACGTACTTAGCTTTGAAGTAGCAGCAGCCAAAGAAGAATCTGTTCTCCTAAGAACCGCTTGCATAATATCAACCTTGTCCTCTAATCTCAAAACCTTTTCATTTTGAGATGATATTTGTTCTTTAAAAGTAGACCTTACGTCTATATACAAATATGATACTGCTATAAGAACTAAAAATAATGTAGCTACAATTGGATTCTTCGAGAATGTCTTAAAGTCCATTATGCTTGTTACAGGGTTTAAATTTTTAGCTGCCATATTATTATCATTTATCTTCCTTGCCCCCTATATGGTTTAGGTTTTGGACTGTGTTTGTTATAAGCTTTTTTAGCTACACCTCTTTTCCTTTTGCCAAAGCTTATTTTTTTTATACTTGATACGTTCTTTGCCATTATCCTTTCAAAAATTCAATAATTACTTTTACTACTCCAAGACCAATGAGTGTAACAAGAGCATAGAAATATGACTTGTACTTTTTTAGTTCAGCCTTTATGGCATATACTTCTTTCTCTACTCTTTTAAAATCTCCTATAAGTCCATTTGAATCTTTATCAATAGGATTGCCTGCTAAAAGATTATGCATATCTTTTATAAGGGCTTTCACTTCGGATAAATCTTTTTTTAAACTTTCCAACTCTTCAGCCATAAAATCAAGTCTGTTTTTTTCTTGATTGCTCATCATATTTGTATAGATATAGCGATTACCATAATGCTAATATATTGGTTGCTGTTGTATCTGATAGAAACACTCTTAGTACCTGAACGGGAATAAATGTTCCATTTGCTATATTGTAAAATGTAACATCATCACCACCAACAGTCAATACACGAAGAACGCCTCCTGTGCCTGCTGTGCCAACGTACAAAACACAACCGTTGTTAACTCCACCTGATGGGTCAGGGATATTGACAGTGTCACTCTTAGTGACAACCGCTGCCCTACCTGCTTGTAATTTTTGATATGCCATGATTAACCTATTTTTTTTATTTCGTTATTTTGATATGGAAATGCACGATTAAGTGCATCACGTCTTTTGGCACAACCACAGTCTTTACCTACTGCTTTAGCTACAGTTTCAACTACTTTCTTTACTCCTGTTGCAGTAGTTATTTTCTCGATGGTGTCTCCAAGACCCTTGCTTACTTCTTGCTTATTACTGACCATATACCTCCAATTAAAGTTAATATTGAACCACTCAATTCTTGAGCAGTAGATTCATCAATTAAACCCTTAGTGATTAATATACCACCAATAAAAGTTAGCCCGTGTCTTACGACACCTAATAGTTGTTCTTTTTTCATTTCTTTTTATTTGACATTTTTTGAAATGCTGCTTTACCATACTTCTTGCGACCTATAGAAGCAACAATGGCATCAGCCCTTTTAGAACTGATGCCTTGCTTCTTCCGTATTTTTTCACTCAACTTGCTAAATTTGCTCATCGTCATTTTGTTTTTCAGGAAGTACAATACTTTCTACCCATCCTGCAAGAAACATTAAGTCTTCAATTCCTTCATTATTAAAAGTAAATTGATAAAACTCAAAATCTTTTTCATGAAGACTTTTAATGTCGCTATTCAGTTTTTTCAAACCATCTTTAGTAAACTTGTACTCACCCTTCTCATTCAAATCAAGTACACCATCAGGAGTGGTGTGAGCATTATCAAGTCTAATATCCTCACGCATCTCATTGTAACCATCAAAGATTGGCTTTATTTTTTCAGCAATCTTCTTTAGTTTTTTCTCTCTCTTACTGTTAATCTCTGCTTGGGTTGAATTTAAATTTCTCACCAAGTCCAATAATTCTAAATACGTCTTTGTTACTTTTTGTGCCATTTTATTTGATTTAATTTTTACAAATATACTAAACTTTGGAAACTCTTTTACCCATACCAACTCTACTCTTCTCAGCTTTCTTTGCTGAAAGCTTAGATGCACTAAGCTCCGCTTTAGTGGTAGGTGTCTTTGAAGACACTCTCTTTGTCGGACGACAATACTCATTCTTGCCACCTGCACCACACGCCTTACCTGTTCTTGTGTCAACCCACTTCTCAGATTGCCACCTTTTTAACGCAGTGCCCGCTTCTGTTCTACGAACAGAGCCGGATTGTTTCCTACACTTCGCAATAGCCTGTGAAGCTCTTGCGGAAGGGAACACATCGTAAGATGCCTTTACTTTTTTATAGCAAGCGTCTTTCATTTCTTTTTAGATAATACCTTTCTTTTACCTTCAGCACTCAATTCCATAAAATGATATAACGTCTTTGATGAAGCAGTATGAGCCTTACCCGTCATAACCTTCCCATTATGAGCGTGTTGGTTCCCCAACCACTCTGAGCCGTCTTTCAAATAATGACCTTTACTTTTCCAAGATGGGCTTTTCATTTCTTCTTAAAAATCTGTGAGTTAATTATATCTTGAGGAGAAGTTCTACCCAATAAAATTCTTTCAATGTTAAGAGATATATTTCTAACATTACCCTTCAAAAACTTCATTGGTCCATTCAATGATTTTTTTGACTCGTACTTTTTGGCTCTTGCTCTTATTGCTTTCATTAGTATTTACCTCTTCTTGATTTAGGAGAACTCTGCGTTGAACCACCGGGACCTGCCCAAAGGTTCTTACACGCCCAATACCTCGCCGACAACTTGTTGTTGGCCGAGTCGCATCCGTGACGTGCACGAAATGAAGACCGTGCCGCTTTTGAATAGTTATGACCATATCCTTCGGCACCGAAATGAATTAACTTTTCTTTGCCGTTTGCACATGCCAATACCATTCTCTTCTTCCCTGGACGGTCAGAAGAAACGACACGGTTACATTTCATTTTTGACTTGTCAGCCATTAGTACTTCATTTTCTTTGCTTTGCCCATTACGGCTTTAGCAACTTTCTTAGCAACTGCCTTCTTTACTACTGCCTTACCTGCAGGAGACTTAAGCATTGAAGACTTTGGAAGATTTGGAACGTCCTTTTTCATTTTTTTTGCTTTTTTAATGTTTACTTTTTTTGTTTCTTTGGCTTCGGCATTGTCACCGCCTGTACCTTCTTTGTGCATGGTGTGTCCATGTTTGCTATTTTTATTTTTTAAAATACCAAATATTACGATTGAAAATATAACGACAAGTATTATTATTTCTTTTGTCATAGTCTATCTTTGTACAACAAATGTAATAAAATAAAATGAAATCAGATTACCTAAAGTTTTGGCGGGTCATCCGCTACTACATCAGAGCTAAGTATAAGATAAGCCAAGCAGACCTTGAGATGCTCCTGTTCCTATACTCAGAGAAATACTTCAGCGTAACAGACTTTGAGAAGTTCAATCATCTCCTTTCTTGGGATACGGGCAGGTTCAACCGCCTACGCCATGACGGGTGGATAGAAAACTTCAGACCAAGAGGATATGGCAGGAAGGCACTCTATGGACTTACGTTTAAGTCCACGAGGATGATTCAGTCAATATACCGAAAGCTAAATGGGGAAGAGATACCTACTCACCCAAACAACAACCCCCTCTACAAGAAGAAGGTCTCCTATAGCGACAAGGCTTACCGTGATATGATTACCGAAATGAACAAGTATATACGGGAGTCAAAGTCAAATGACAATTACGACATCCCTTTCTTGGATGATTGAGTACTGCTCGTCATGGATTATCATGGTATACCCATGAGCCTTGTCATAGTATATCTCATCGCCTGCGGAGATGGAATGTACCTCAGTACCCGGCACCACCACAATGCCACGCTTATACCTTAGCTGCTTGGTGTCGTCACCCGTCAAGATTAATCCTGAAGTTGTCTTTACTTCTTCGTCTACATTACGAACAACTATGTTTTTTCCTATTGCTTTCATAAATCAATTATTATCTCGTTGTCATACCCACAGAATGGGCATGTGGCAATATTGCCGTATATCTCCTCAACCTCACCATTCCCCCAATCAATTATGTCAATCTGCATTAAAAATAACCAAGTGAACCCGCAGTCACCACATGACATAAAGAATGAGTCGTGTTCAACTCCCACCTCCATCTACTTGGCATCATAAGTTCGTGCCATAGTGATGATGGCGTTAGTAGATAGTATTGTCGTGGCTACGCTGACTGCGTTTTGAAGTGCACTGCGTGTCACTTTAAGCGGGTCGATTACACCCATCTTGATAAGGTCACCATACTTTGCGGTCTTCAGATTGTACCCCTCGCCAATCTCAACCCAATCAGGGTACACGTCATCATACTTTATCCCCGCATTGTCAAGTATCTGATTGAGTGGTGTAACCATCGCACCATTAAGAACCCTTGCCGCAACCTTCTTCTCCTCACTCCAATCAGCCTGTATGTCAATAGTACTCTCAAAGAGTGCCTTGCCTGCCCCCGGCAGGATGCCCTCCTCTAAGGCTGACCGCACCGCACACACCGCATCGTCAACCCTATCATATAACTCCTTCTGCTCAAGGTCAGTATTGCCACCAACGAATATCACCCCAATGCCTCCTGTCAAGGAGGCAATACGTTCTAACAGATGGTCTTTGTCGGCTTTTTTGGTAGCAGCAGCATGTGCCTGCCAAAGTTGGTTTACCCTCTCCTTTATCTTCTCCTCATCTGTTCTCAAATTAGATTTGAGAACAATGGTCTTCTCTTTATCAACAATCACCTTGGCAGCATGACCTAAATCAGCAAAGCTGATTTGGGACAAGTCATCACCGGTCTTCTCTGAGAAATAAGTGGCTCCGACACTTACTGCAAGGTCTTGCATCAGCTCGTGCTGCTTATACCCAAAGCTCGGTGGCTGTATCGCACATATCTTCAAGTTGTTCTTCATCACATTAGCCGCCAATGTATTCACAACATTAGTATGGCATGGTGAGACTATAAGAAGCTTTTTACCCTCTTGGATAATTGGCTTTAGTATCTGTTCAATACTCAGGATGTTGCCTATCTCAATATCAGCCACAAGAATCATCACGTCTTCAAAAACACACTCGTCTTTTTTTTGGTCATTGATAAACAACGGACTCAAATACCCCCTGTCAATCTTTAGACCCATTGTGGTCTCAGCGTAGGTGTCGGGAGTTTGACTGCGTTCCACAGTGACAATGCCACTGCGACCCACGTCCTTATACACCTCAGCAATAATCTTCCCTATCTCCTTGTCATTATTCGCACTAATAGTTGCCACATCGTGCAACATTCCACCTGATACCTTCTTCGCCCTACGCTTTAACTTGTCCACCACACCTGTTGACAATTCCACCATCTGCCTTAACACCTCAGTCCTATTGTGCTTGGGCTCAATCTCAGACATACCATGCTCAACCAAAGCCTCAGTAATCACGATTGCCGTGGTCGTACCATCACCTGCATTAGTTGCAGTTCGGTCAGCAGCCTCCTTCATCATCTTCACAGCAATGTTCTCGACAGGGTCCAATAAGTCAACAGCCTTCGCCACAGTAACACCATCCTTAGTAACGGTGATGCCATGCGTATGGTTTGGCGACTCAATGACAACAGTGTTACCATTAGGTCCCAACGTGCTCTTGACAGCACCTGCAATAGCTTTAATACCTTTGATTAACTTTAACCTACCTTCTTCTCCGAAGCGTAAGTCCTTGGGTGAGTATCCTATTTCCATTTTGATTTGATTTATACCACACCACGTGTGGTATACAAAAGTAATGATTTCAACTGAAAACCAAAAAAAACCTTTTATGTCGTTTTTATCCTTCCCTATATATATATATATATATT